GCGTTTCGCTTTGCGAATTATACGTTAAACGAGATGAATTTATTGCCGCAACATTGCTAATTAACCTTGAATTCATTATGGCTTTTACAACATCATCCATTATGTTTTCAAGGTAAAGCCCGCCTTTGTCTGCCGGGGTAAAAATTTTAATTAAAATCTCGGTTTGCGAACCCTCACTAAACGGCGCCGCCAGTTGCAAATTGGCACTACTAATTGTAATGGCAGGATATTTATTAAAAGAGCGATTGGCAGGGAATTCTTCAACAACATTAACGTTTGCGAATTTTTCATCGCTTTTAATAAGATTTATGTACTCTTGCACCGTGTGCTTAATCATTCGCCTGCCGCCTCCTGCATTTTTTCTCGTAAAATAGCCCAGCGGTAAATTGCATAATCTTTAAAAAACAAAACTTCATCACGCTGAACACTATAACTTTTGCCGGATGAATCTATAATCTCGCCGCCTCTGTTTTTATGCTTAATTTCAACATCCGCAGGGCCTATGTAAAGGTGCGAACCACGTTCGTCAAATCCGGCAGAGGTGTGGCTGCCCTGCATATATGTACGATTCACCCCGGTAACCGGCTGTAAATAGGCTTTAATTTTAATATGTTCGCCGCCCTCGCCCACAACACTAACCTCGCGCCCGAGTTTTTCAATCATCGCTAAAACGCCGCTTTTCATTAACGCCACCAACCTTTTTCGTCGCAATCGCAATCATCTTTTTGCAAATTTTGCGGCCCGGTAGATGTAAACAAAAAGTCGTTGGCTTTCAATAAATGCGCAACCGGCCGCATATACTCATCGCGCACCAGTGCCGCCTTTTCTACGCGTTCATCATTTTTTTGGTTAATTGTAATGTCGCCCAATCTTGCTGACGAAAAATTTTCACCAGCCGAAGTGTTTAACATAAAGCGATAAAAAGCCAGTGCCCCGGCCGCATTGCAAAGGCCACGCATATTATCGCCCGCACAACTTTTATAAATAAGATTTATGTAAATCTCATCCGCCGCTAACTTGCATAAAAACGCATGTTCATGCGCTTTGGCACGATTTAATCCACTCAACATTACAAACATATCGCTAACCATTCTATTATCCAGCATTTTTAACTCCCTCTCTAAATTTTTTGCAGGAACGCATAAACGCCCCGATGTGTTGTTATTCTAAGCCGCAGATGAAGAATCTTATAATATTACATAAACTTCGAGATTTTCACTTCGCTCAGAATGACAACCGAACAATGCAGGGGCGGCAACCCGCCGCCCGCCACAATTGTAAAAACTAAATCTTAAACACTTAAAACTTTACTTGCACCTTCAAACACTTTTGCAAACCCGGTGATTGATGTAATCGCGGCGCGTTCCAACTGTCGGTCAATCAACTTGTCATACTCAACCGTTACATCACCTGTTTTTACAAGCTCCAACGCACAATTTTTGTCTAAACCTATAAATGTGCCGCCGGGTATTGCAGATGAACGAATTAATTTAGCACCAAGCGGAGCGGTAAGTTCGCCGGTTCCTTGAAAATTTAATCCTGTAAGCGGGTTTTTAAACTCTTCAATCGCCAGCAAACGTGTCATAACATCGTTAGAAACAATTATACGATTCATGTTATAAGGGTCTAACGCGTTCCAAAGTTCTATAACATCGGCATAAGTAAGCATTGCGCCGGCAGCAGAAACCACTTCGGCAGGGTTGTCGTTGCCGTCTCCGTTGATGATAACATCTACCGCATCTTTAATTTGCTGCCTTGCAATGTTTGCACCAATTTGGCGAAGTGTAACACTAAGCAGGTCAATTCGTTGAAATTTTAACGCTTCGTAAGATGAAACAAGTAAGCTGCCGTGCTTTTTCATTTCTACCAAATTATTTTGCGTTTTAACGGTAGATTTTGGAATATTACCGCCCTCGGCAATGCCTTCGCTATTTATACTCAGCGGACTTGTAACCATTGTGCGGTAATCCATAGTAGGCACAACGGTAGTCGCCGCCACAACAGATGTAACGCAATTATTCATGTCCATCCCTTGTTTCACCGCTCGCGTAACATATTCGGGGAACAATGCAGACGAATTTGTCGCCGCGAAGAATTTTTGCACGCTGTCGCTGCCTGCCCCTGCCACACGAATATCAAAGCGTTTTAGCTGGCGTTGAAAAGCGTCTAATCCCTCAAGCTCGGTGCCGGCATACTCTACACTAGGGTCTAACTCCTCTAAAATCTCACTAAAAGATTTTGTAGGGTGGGCATACATGTTTTTGTCTAAATTAATATTTTTGTAATTCATTTTAATTTTCCTTTCAAATTTTTGTTTATATGTGAACATAGATGCATCTATGGTGCCACTGCAATCCCCCTCTCGAAAGGGGAGCGTAGGGGCGGCAACCTGCGCCGGCCTTACTCATTTACTAAATAACAAACCCGCTGTCTTTTCTCTTTTTGTTTTCAATTTTAGCATTATTAATTTGCGCCCGCGCAGGAAAAAACTCGTCCAAATCTGCGTCAAAACTTTCTTTAAGTGCCTTAATCTCTTCAACATCCATCTTGTCTAAAATCGCCTCTAACATCGGCTTTTTAAGCGCAGGGCGTGTAATAGCGCAAGATTTTACAATATCCTTTTTCATCTGCTCAATATGTAACGTGCCAACTTCGGCAAGCCTCTCAAGGTCTGCAATATGGTTCAAAATAAATGCCGCCGCGCTTTTCGCAATAACAATCTCCTCGCCATCAACATTAAGCGATTTTTTAACACTCTTAATATCCATTTTCTCAACCCTCTCATCAACTTTTTTTAAAGATTTTACCACCCCGGCACCGATTTGCGCAGGCACCGCCACAAAACTCCATTCAAACGCATCACGCGCAGTGTCAAGCACAATGTGGCAAACGGTTTTTTCGCCGTTTTTTGTGTAAACATTGCCCTTAACATGCTTACAGCTGCGTTTCTTCCGGTCTATGCCGCAAATGCTGCAATAAGCATGCTCAACACTGCATCCAACGCTAACTTCACGCTTAATCCCACTGTCAATTTCTAAAATTAAGTCTGCATTTTTCGTGGTTTTAGGCATATAAGCTTTCGCTTTAAGTTGGTACAAATCCATCCCGGTTTTTGTAGATTTATCGCCCTTTACAACCTCTGCATAATAAATTCTTGCGCACTGGTCGCGGCCTTTCATGCTGTGGTCAAAAATCCCGGTCTTGCCTACATACAACTTTGCCAATTCTTGCAACGTGTCTAAATTAAAGCACTCATACTCGCGGTCAACATCGTTATCGCAAAGAATTATATTAAACGCATAAACCTCATCTTCTTTAAGTTTTCGCCGTGTTTGCTTATTAATTAACTCTAAATCTTTTGCTTTAACTTCGGTTTTAATCTCATTCACAAATCCAGATTTCATTGTTATTCATCTCCTTTTTCTATATTTTCTGCCTGCGCCAACATTAATTTTGCCTTCGCCAGCTCAACCTCGTCTTGCAGGCTAATGTTTTCCCAGCAAATTTCAAACTCATCGCAAAATCCTTTTAAATTAAGCCAAAGTTTGCAAATTTTCGAGATTACCGGGTTAAGCGTTCGGCGATACGCCTCTAATTCACTTGTCAAAATATCTGCCTGTTGTGCGCTCATTCGCTCGGTTGTGCTCCAACTTAAACCAAGCATAAACGGCGGAATTCCGGTAACCGCAATAATTTGTTCTAACATATGTCTTACCGGCATTGTGCTGTCAAGCACCTGATTATCCGCGCCTATAACTTTAATGTCAACATCGCCAACGCTCACAAAATCCCGCACCACAGCAGAACTCATCACATTGCTCCATTCTTTAGCAATAGATAGCGCGCGTTCTTTCGCCTGCGCCTTGTCAAGCTCGCCGGCCGGCTTATATGTAACCGCAAAGCGCACATTGCCGGCGCGCTCGAAGTTAGTGCCGATTGTATTGAAAATTTTTAAAAGAGTACTACTTACAAACGGCAAGCTTTTTAGCAAACTGTCGCCCCTAACTTCGCCGGGCTGCGGCCGCAACGCGCTTAATAAGCATAAATGCTGATATTTTAACCGCCTAATCTTATCACGGCTGCGAACCCCTAAATCAAAATTCAAAATATTCTCATCTTTAATAATTTCAATAGATTGCAGCGGGGCGTTAGTTAATGCCGCAATATCATTTCTGCTTGCATTCGGTACAATTTCACCAATCGCGGTGCCATAAGTAATTAACTGGTCTAAATACGCGTCAACAAACGCGTCAATCCCTCTTCCTACGCTGCCAACTTTAACATTAGCTAAAAACCTGTCGATGTGCTTTTGCGCATCTTCATCGGCGCATTTCACCTTAAAACCACCGGTTAGCCGCACAATTTTATTAATCGCCGCGTCTATAACCGGCACCGCCTCACGAAGTGCTAAATAAAGCCTGTCCTCCGGGCGGCTAAGCGGCACATAATTGTCCAGCTGTTTAAAGGGATGAATATCACTGCGAGCTATTTGCGGCACCGAGCAAACAGCCTCATCTCCAACCTCTAAACTGTCAACATCTTTCTTTTTGCTTTTAATTAAATCCATAATCCCCATGTTTTTCAAATCTTCCTTTCATCTTTAAAATTTTATTATCTTGCGATGCTAACTGCAAAAAAATCATCATCAACGCTTTCGTTATCTAAAATTGTCGCGGTAAAATATCTAATGTCATCCATCGCATGGTCATTTTCTTTTTTGGGAACATCCGCACCCTTTTCACTCCAGCTATAACTTTTAAACTCGCGAATACTGTCTTTACAGCTTGGCGAAAACATAATTTTTTTAGCCTTAAGGGCAGATGAAACTTTGCGAAGCCCAAACAAAACATCGTTATTGGCAGGCATAGCCTTATACCTACCGCCACGCCTTATAACCGCCATAAAGCTTGCGGCACTAGGGTCTACAACAACCGCTTCAATCTTTAAATTTCCACAAAGATTTTTCAAATCCTCATAATATTCCTCATCGGTTTTTTGAAATCCCGCAATTTTACTATCGTGGTAATATTCACCTAAACGATAATATACCCCGCCTGCCAAACCCCACAGCCCAAAGCTTGCCGGGTTAACGGTTCCATAATCTACCGAAACGTAATATTTTTCGCAAACAGGCAAATTCTTTTCAATATGTAAATCTTCACTAAACATCGGGTAAATCAGCCCGGTGCCCGCCACCCATTCGCCCCTTATAAATCGCTTATAAAAAACTCCGGAATATAAATTTTCATACCGCTTTTTAATTCCGGCAGACAAACTCGGGTTATCGTTCATTGTAAAATGAAGATATAGCGCGCGTTTAGTTTCACATTTCTTAATCCATTCTTTATAAAACCAATGCTGCGGATTATCCGGGTTGCAATTAAACCAAAATTTGCTGCCCTCTGTGCTGCAT